ATGAAGGCGCATGCGTGGCTTCGGCAAAAAGGCTGGGAGAGCGCGAAGAAAGCAACCGAAGGCAACGTTAAATCTGCTTCGCAGCCGGTTAAGGTCTGGATTACGAAGGGCTCGGCGGAATGGGAACGGTGGACGAATTACAACGGCAAGCCTTTTCCGTCGATCCGTTCCGCCGAGCACGGCGAAGAAGGATGGTACGCGCCAACCAAGTTGCCGCCGATCTCCCTTCCCCCGGCGACCGTCCGCTACGTCGACAAGGCGGCGTGTCATGGCTGACTGGCCCTACAGCACAGCGGCATGGCGCCGCTTGCGGTCGGCGAAGCTCGCAGCCGATCCGCTCTGCGAACCGTGCTCGCGCCGTGGCAACGTCATTGTCGCTACCGTCGTGGATCACAGGCAAGCCATTGCGAGCGGCGGCGAACCCTTCCCGGACCTGAGCGGACTCATGAGCATGTGCCCGAGCTGTCACGCGACCAAGACGAACGCGCTGGACAACCCGCACGCCTTCGGCAAACGGCGCGGCCTTGCCTTCAAGGGCTGTGACCTCAGCGGCTTGCCGATTGATCCCGATCATCCGGCCCTTGGGGGATATACCCCCTCTCAGGACGACCGGACACCCTCCGAGGACCGGCTTGGGACCTTGGCGAATACTTAGTTAAGTTTTGAAATTTCAGCAAAAAAGGTGAAAAATGGGCTTGAGGGGACCGGGCGCGAAGCCGCTCAAACTCGTTTTCCGCAAGGACGAGACGGACTCGCCTGATCTTTTCGGCTCGACCTCGAAGGCCAGCAAGCCGCAGCCCGCGCCCTGGGACGACGAAACCCTTTCACGCGCCGAGCGCGTCATCGCCTTCGTTGAAAGTCTCAGCATCACCGCCGGCCGGCATGCCGGGCGGCAGCTCGTGCTTCGTGACTGGCAAAAGGCGATCATCCGGGAGATTTACGCGACGGACGCGGACGGCGCGCGACCTGTCCGCACTGCCGTTATGTCGCTTGGACGCAAAAACGGCAAAACCGCGCTCGCCGCTGCGCTCGCCCTTTGCCACCTCGCAGGCTCGGAAGCTGAGCAACGCGGCGAAGTCTATTCCGCCGCGAATGACAGATTTCAGGCGGCGAAAATTTTCCACGAAATGGTGGCGATGATCGAAAAGCATTCGATCCTGAGCCAGCGCATAAACATCACCCGGTTTACGAAACAGCTCGAAGACTTTGAGACTGGCTCGATATATGCGGCGCTTTCCGCCGACGCAAAGACCAAGATGGGGCTGTCGCCGTCGTTCGTGATCTATGACGAGCTTGGCCAGGCAGAGGCGCGCGACCTTTACGACGCCCTCGACACGGCCATGGGCGCGCGCGAAAGCCCGCTTCTAATGGTCATCTCGACGCAGGCGCCAAGCGACACCGCACCGCTTTCCGAGCTGATTGACTACGGGCTGAAGGTGGAAGCCGGCGCGGTCGATGATCCCAGCTTCAAGCTGTTTTTCTATGCCGCCACGCCGTCCGACGATCCTTGGTCAGAGGAAAGCTGGCAGAAAGCCAATCCGGCGCTCGGCGACTTTCTGTCATTGGACGAAGTGCGCCGCCAGGCTGAACAGGCCCGCCGAATGCCGGCCAAGGAACCCGCTTTCCGAAATCTGATCCTGAACCAGCGCGTGAGCGCGGAAAAGCACTTCTTGACCGCCTCCGAGTGGATGGCGAACAAGGGAGAGCTTGACCTCGAAAGCCTGCGCGGTCGCCAATGCTTTGGCGGACTCGACTTATCGAGCGTTCGCGATCTCACCGCTATGGTGTTGGTGTTTCCCGACGATCAGGGGAGCTTCGACGTTCTGCCGCTCATGTGGCTTCCGGCCGATGGCCTGCGCGAGCGAGAGGACGAGGACAAGGTTCCTTATCTGTCCTGGAAGCTGAGCGGCTATTTGCTGACGACGCCAGGCCGCACGATTGATCCGGCGTTCATCGCGGCGAAAGTCGCCGAGTTGGCGAGCGTCTATGATCTGCGCATGATCGGTTTCGACCGCTGGCGCATCGACGATTTCAAGCGGGCGCTCTCGGAGACGGGCTCCGATGTCGAACTCGAAGCTATAGGTCAGGGCTTCAAGGACATGGCGCCGGCCGTGGACACTCTTGAACGCCTGGTGGTTGAGCGCCGGCTTCGGCATGGCGGCCACCCGCTCTTGACCTGGTGCGCCTGCAACGCTGTCGTCACGGCCGATCCGGCCGGCAATCGCAAACTGGACAAGGCAAGGTCGCGCGGCCGAATTGACGGCCTGGTGGCGCTCGCCATGGCGCTGACCGTCGCCGCCAGGCACGGCAAGGAAGCGGCCTGGACTCCCACGATTGAGTTTATGTAACCGTCGCCGAGGACTTCCGCAGACGCACGCCGGCGCCGCCGCCGTTTTCGGGAATGAATTCGACGCCGGCCGCTTCGAGAGTAGTGCAAATCGCTGAGGTTGCATGACCGGGACCCGTCGCGTCCGTTTCAGCTCGGGTCACGGTATTTCGGTGAACCCCCGCCCGTTCGGCCAAGTCGCGCACGGTCCAATTGAGCAGCCCTCGCGCGGCTCGAATTTGTGCGCTTGTCACCATTGTTGAAATTCCATATAGTGCATTTGTCACCATATTGTGCGATTTGCACAACTTATCACACGAGGATTGCTATGACCACTGACGCCCCCTGCTTCTCCGTGTCCGATGACGCGGAACTGATTCGCCTCGGCACGGAATTCAAAAACGAATGGAAAAAAGAGCGTGTCGCGACCGCAGCCGCGCCAGAGCACATGCCAGATAACGAATTCTCTCTCTTGTGGAAGCCTTGTTTAGAGCTGGCAGAGCAAATCTTCGCTTTTCGAGCTACAACTATGGTTGGAATCAAGATTAAGGCCGAGACCCTTGCTTGGTGCTGCGGCGGTCTCGGCTCAATGTCCGAAGAAACTACTTACGATAGATTGCTCAATTCGATGTTGCGAGACTTGTTGACAGCCAACGACGAGACGCAAGCCGATTGCAAACTTCTACGCTTGGCAGTTGATCTTGAAGCGGCATTTTCTGCTCATAAGGCTAGGGAAGCGGACGGAACGGCTGACGACGCCGATTTCCAACCTATTTATGATGCAGCCCGCGCTATCGCGCAGGAACCTGCAACTTCAATCACTGGCCTTGCAGTCAAGGCACGCGCGCTCGCTTGTCTCAACGACGGCGACCTCGAGGATGAACCGATAGTAGGCGATTTCGGCGGCGGGACCGACGCGCGCCTAGCGTTGGACATCGCGCGCGGCGTCTTGGCGCTCGCCGATCCAGCCGGCCGGGCGTTTTCCACATCATCCATCTCCTCATAATCGCCAAGTGTCACCATTGAGCGGTTCGCACGAACCACATTGACGATTCATGCGAATGGCTCTAATGTGGTTCGCACGGACCACATAGAAAGACGCGCTATGAACGCTCCACTCGATATCCCAAAATTTTCAACCGCTGACGTCGCCAACGCCGCCGGAATTCCGGTTGAAACCCTTCGCACATGGGTCAAGCGCGGCGATCTGGCGCTCATTCACGGCACGCCCGACCGCTTCTCACCCGGCGTCGGTCGCACTCGTCAATTCACACTTCGTCGGGCTCTGAACGTTGTTTTGACGGCGGAACTGGTACGCAACAACCTCTCAGTCAAAGAAGCCTCGCAGGCCGCCCTCAACTTCACGGACATCGGCGAAGGCGTTTATGATCCTAGCGAGGATGCACTCACTGACGAATCTGTTCCTGCGAGAGACCCTGGCGAGCTGTTCCGCGACGGTGAGACTGTTTTGGTTGTCCGTTTTCCGAAAGGCGGTGGCCGAATCGAAGCAAGCGTCGAGCGCCTTGAAGATGCCGTGACCACTCTCTTTTCACGCGAAAACAAGGAATTCTACTCTGCGTTCCTTGTCGATCTCGACGCCGTACATGATCGCGCAAATTCAATTCTCAACAAATATCACGTCTAACCCACGTAATATTTTGACGGATGAAAGGAACGGAACATGAGTAAACTCTTCGAACTGAAGGAACAGCACTGCCTCAAGGTCGCGGAAATGCGCGGCCTTATCGAAGCCGCCGAGGGCGCCAAGCGCGACCTGAGCGAACAGGAAAAGACGCGCTTCGACGCGCTGAAGTCCGAGGCGAGCAATCTCGAAGAGCGCATCAAGCGAGCGGAAACCTTCGCCGAATTCGAGCGCCGCGCCGAGGGCTCCCCCGTTTCCGGCGATCCGATGACGCGCGAGCTGCGCAACTATTCCATCGCCAAGGGCGTGCGCGAAATGCTCAACGGCCGGCTGAGCGGCCTCGAAGCGGAATGCCATTCGGAACTGTCCAAGGGGCGCGAGGCGCGCGGCCTTATGGTTCCGGTTTCCGTCCTGCTCGGCGAGCGCCGCGCGCTGCAAAAGGCGGGATCGGCCGGCGGCCTGGTCGAAACCGAACTCTTGTCCGAAATGTTCGTCGACCGCCTGCGCCCGGCGCTAAAGACTGAACTGCTCGGCGCGACTGTGCTCAGCGGACTGATGGGCGACATCAAGATTCCCCGCCTCACCGCTTCGGCCTCCGCGTCTTGGGTCGCGGAAGACGGCGCTCCGAACCGCACTGATCAGACGTTCGATGACATTTCGCTGAGCCCCAAGACCGTCGCCGCCGAAACCCAGTTCAGCCGCAAGCTGATGCTTCAGGCCGATCCGGCAATCGAGGGCATCGTCCGGGGCGATCTCTCGTTCATGCTCGCGGCTGCGCTGGACTCGGCGGCGATCAAGGGCGGCGGAACGAATCAGCCGACTGGCATTTTGTCGCTTTCCGGGCTGGAGACGGTCGCGCTCGGGGCGACTGGCGACTATCCGACCCCGGACGATATGGCGGACCTTGCGGCGCTCCCGCAAATCGCCAACGTCACCGCCCGCGCCTCTTTCCTCACCAATATGAAGGTGAAAAAGGTTGCGCAGAAAATAAAGGATTCGCAGGGCAAATATTACGGCCTTCCGCAGTTCTTCATGGGAGAGGCGTTCGATTTCTCCAATCAGGTCCCGTCGAATCTCACCAAAAGCACCGGAACGAATCTCTCCGCCATTCTCTACGGCGCTTGGTCCGACCTGTTTATTGCGTACTGGTCCGCCGTCGATGTGCTCGTTAACCCCTACCATCCCGACGTTGCTTCCAAGGGCGGCGTTCTGATCCATGCCTTCCTGGACGCGGACGTTGCGGTTCGTCATCCCGAATCGTTCGCGGCCATCGTTGATGCGGTGACGGGCTGACATGATCGAGCGCCGCACCTATCCCCTCGAAATCCGGACGGCGCGCGGCAATCCGCGCCGCCTGGAAGGCTATGCGGCGACTTTCGGCGCCGAGGCGCGCATTGGCGATTTTGTCGAGACAATCCGCCAGGGCGCCTTCGCCGATTCGCTCGCAGCAGGGCGCGACATTCTCGCGCTTGTTGACCACGATCCGACGCGCGTTCTCGGTCGAACCCGAAGCGGGACGCTTCGCCTGGGCGAAGACGCGCGCGGTCTGCAATTTTCTGTTGACCTCCCCGACACCCAGGCGGCGCGCGACGTGCTGGCGCTCGCTGAGCGTGGCGACATCGGCGGCATGTCCTTCGGCTTCGATGTCGAAGACGACGGAGACGAATGGACCGGGCAGAAGCGCGAGCTGCGCAAGGTCAACCTTCACGAAATTTCCGTCGTGTCCGCATGGCCGGCTTACGACGGAACCATCGTTCAAACCCGCTCGGCTCTGGCGCCGGGCTTTGTGACGCGCAATCTCGCGCGCCGCTATCTCGACACTCTGCGGGGCTGAAATGGGCAAGGCGGCGCGGCGCAAAGGCAAGGAACAGCGTGTTCGCGGCGGCGACGCCTACGTTGATACGTTCTTGGGCATGTGCGGGACCGGCGCGTCCGGCGTCAACCCAGACGCCGTTATCTCGAATCTGTCTGTCGCGGCGCGCTGTGTCTCGTTGCGCTCCGAGCTGCTGGCGAGCGTTCCCCTTTGCCTCTACCGGCGCACCAAGGACGGCGGACGCGAGCGCGCGGACGATCACCCGCTTTTCCAGATCCTCGATTGTATGCCCAACCCGAACATGACCGCGTTCGAGTTTCGCGAATTTCTGATCCGCAGCCTGGATCTGATGGGCAACGGCTATGCCCGAATCGAGCGGAACGCGCGCGGCCAGGTGACGGCCCTTTACCCGTTCCCGCCCGGCATGGTGGCGATTGAGCGCTTGGCCAGCGGACGGCTGCGCTACCGCGCCACTGATTACAACGGCGTCGTTTGGGTCCTGTTGCAGGAAGAAATGCTTCACGTCCGAGGCCCCACCAAGAACGGCATGTACGGGCTTTCGCCGATCCAGATTGCGCACGGCGCTTTGCATCTTGCCATGGCTCACGCGGAAACGGCCGAGGCGCTGACGGAGAACAAGCTTCAGCCCGGCGGGTTGCTGATGTATCCGAACCAGCTTAACCCCACCGCGAAAGAAGATTTGCGGAAGGGGATCAGCGGGCGCTTCGCGGGCGCCGGCAATGCGGGCCGCGTCATGATCCTGGACGGCGGCGCGAAGTTCGAGCAACTGAGCTTCAGCCCCAACGATGCGCAATTCCTGGAAAGCCGGAAACTCGGCAACGAAGATGTCGCGCGGATTTTCGGCCTGCCTCCGACAACGGTAGGCATAACCGACAAGGCGACCTATTCGAATTCAGAACACGAAGGCCAGGCGCTTGTTCAGAACGCCTTGGGACCGCTTGCGGCCCGCATCGAGGGCGCTTTGGCGCGTTGCCTGCTGAGCGACGCCGGCCGGCGCTCCTACTACATCGAGCACGATCTTAACGGCCTTCTACGCGGCGACATCGAGGCCCGTTTCAAAGCCTACCGCATCGCCCGCGAAATCGGCGCGTTCTCGCCGAACGACGTGCGCCGCCGGGAGAATGAGCCGCCGCTCGCCGAGGGCGACCAATACCATATGCCCGCGAACTGGATTCCGCTTGGCCAAGTCAGGCTCACCCAGGGCGGAAGCATCTTGCCGGACGATGGAACGCAGACGACGGGGGCAGGGGCATAATATGGCGCGGCAGTCCGCCCTTCCCGCCAGTCTCGCGCCGCGGCTTATCCGTTTGGAAGCCGCCGCGGAATATGTCAGCCTTTCCACGACCAAGTTCTTGGAGCTGGTCAAGGAAGGCCGCGCGCCCCGTCCGCGCCAGATCGACCGGCGCAAGGCGTGGGACGTGCGCGACCTCGACCGCTTCGCTGAAGCGCTCCCCTATGACGGCGGCGCTGAGGCGGACTCAACCTGGGATGATTGAGCATGCCGCGCAAGCTCCCGCCCTATTGCGAATGCTTTCATGACCGGCACGGCAAGTTGCGGGTCTATTTTCGCAAGGGGAAGGGCGCGCGCGTGGCGCTTCCCAGCGCAGTCGGGACCGAAGAATTCCTCCAAGCCTATCAGCTCGCCTTGGCGGGGAAACTCAAGCCCGAGACCAAACGCGAGAGCGGTCCGGCGTCAGGCACCATTGGCGCCCTTATCCACTCCTACAAACGTAGCGCCGCCTTTGCGGACCTGCGGGACACCACCAAAGCAGGTTATCGCTCGCGCTTGGACGCGATCGGAACGGCGCACGGCCATCGGTCCTTAGCGGGCATGACACGCGCGAACATCGCGGACAAGATTTTGAACCCCTACGCTGATCGGCCGGGGCAACGTCTTGCAATCCTGAAAATGCTTCGCGTCTTGATCCGCCACGCCATCGAGTTGGGGCAACTCAACCATGATCCGTCGCTGGGCATAAAGCGACCGAAGACGCAGGAAATCCGCTCCTGGTCGGACGACGAAATCGCCAAGTTTGAGGAACATTGGCCAGTTGGGACAAAGCAACGGCTCACTTTCGCGCTGATGCTCTACACCGGCCAGCGCCGCTCTGATGTCCACCGCATGACCTGGGCCGATATTCGCGGCGCGGCGATTCGCGTCGTCCAACAAAAGACCGGGGCAAAGCTCGCGATCCCGTTGCACTCCGAGCTGCGCGCCGTGCTGGACCACGTCACACGCGACCATGTCACCATTCTGAACACGGAATACGGCAAGCCGTTCACTGTGGACGGCTTCAGCCAGTTCTTTCGCAGCGCGATCACAGCGGCAGGCTTGCCGCTCGATTGCCAGCCCCACGGCCTTCGCAAGGCCGCTGGCCGGCGTCTCGCCGAAGCCGGATGCACGGCCCGCGAAATCATGGCCGTGCTTGGACACAAGACGCTGTCCGAGGCGGAACGTTACACGCGTGACGCGGATCAAGCGCGGCTTGCTGAAGCCGCTGTCACGCGCTTGGAAGCACAGAAAAAGAACGAGTATTCCCAAACCGCTCAAGACGGGGTTGGGAATTCACGTCAAAATAGACGCAAAAACACCAACTTAGGTTTGGGTTTGGCGCTCCCTAGGGGACTCGAACCCCTGTTTTCGCCGTGAGAGGGCGACGTCCTAGACCGCTAGACGAAGGGAGCAGCAATCTCTCTATAGTCAGACGGACTGCGGTCCGCAAGCCATGATCGAGAGATTTGCAGGCGAAAATCTCATCCTCATCTGAAGCGCCAAAACGACCCCATCAGCGCCGGGCCGCGGCGTCTTCTGCGCTTGCGCAAACACCTTGTGGAAAAGTCGCCTGTTTGCTAAGGAACGCTCCTGAACCTGCTTTCTGCCGCTGGCCCGCGCCGGCCGCCTTATTTGACGGGTCACATCCATGGATGTGCGCCTGCGGTCGAAAGCCAACGCAACACAAACCCTATTCCGGCGCGCGCCCGACTGGGCATTTCAGGAGAAAATATGTCCACTGCCAACAACACGGGTATGAACCCGTCCCGCGACGATTTTGCCGCCCTGCTCGCCGAATCCTACGGCGAAAGCGAAGCCTTCGAAGGTTCGGTGGTCAAGGGACGCGTGGTCGCCATCGAAAAAGACGTCGCGGTGATCGACATCGGTCTCAAGACCGAGGGACGCGTGGCGCTCAAGGAATTCACCGGCCATGGCCGCGATCCGGCCCCGGCGGTCGGCGACGAAGTCGAAGTTTACCTGGAGCGCGTCGAAAACGCGCTTGGCGAAGCGGTCATTTCCCGCGAAAAGGCGCGTCGCGAAGAAAGCTGGGTCAAGCTCGAAAAGGCCTTTGAAGCCGGCGAGAAGGTCGACGGCGTCATTTTCAACCAGGTCAAGGGCGGTTTCACCGTCGATCTCGACGGCGCGGTCGCCTTCCTGCCGCGCTCGCAGGTCGATATCCGTCCGATCCGCGACGTCACCCCGCTGCTTGGCGTGCCGCAGCCGTTCCAGATCCTCAAGATGGATCGCCGCCGCGGCAATATCGTCGTGTCGCGCCGCACAGTGCTCGAAGAGAGCCGCGCCGAGCAGCGTCATGAGATCGTCGCCAACCTCGAAGAGGGTCTGGTGATCGACGGCGTCGTCAAGAACATCACCGATTACGGCGCGTTCGTCGACCTCGGCGGCATCGACGGCCTGCTGCATGTCACCGACATCGCCTGGCGCCGCGTCAACCATCCGTCCGAAGTGCTCAACATCGGCCAGACGGTCAAGGTCAAGATCATCAAGATCAACCACGAGACCCACCGCATCTCCCTAGGCATGAAGCAGCTTCAGGACGATCCGTGGCAGGGCATCGAGGCGAAATATCCGATCAACGCCCGCTTCCATGGCCGCGTGACCAACATCACCGACTACGGCGCGTTCGTCGAGCTGGAGCCGGGCATCGAAGGTCTGATCCACGTCTCCGAAATGTCCTGGACCAAGAAGAACGTCCATCCCGGCAAGATCGTCTCGACCAGCCAGGAAGTCGACGTGCAGGTCCTGGAAGTCGATTCGGTCAAGCGCCGCATCTCGCTCGGGCTCAAGCAGACCCTGCAGAACCCCTGGGAAGCCTTCGCCGAGAAGCATCCCGTGGGCTCCGATGTCGAGGGCGAGGTCAAGAACAAGACCGAATTCGGTCTGTTCATCGGTCTCGACGGCGATGTCGACGGCATGGTCCACCTGTCCGACCTCGACTGGAACCGGCCGGGCGAGCAGGCGATCGAGGACTACAAGAAGGGTGAGGTTGTGCGCGCCCGCGTGCTCGACGTCGATGTCGAGAAGGAGCGCATTTCGCTCGGCATCAAGCAGCTTGGCGGCGACCCCTTCGCTTCGGCTCCGGTTGGCGAAGATGGCGAGGTCAAGAAGGGCGCGGTCGTGACCTGCGAGATCCTTGAGGTCAAAGACGGCGGCCTCGAGGTTAAGATCGTCGGCACCGACCTTCAGGCCTTCATCAAGCGCAACGAACTGGCCCGCGACCGCGCCGACCAGCGTCCCGAGCGCTTCGCGGTTGGCGAAAAGGTCGACGCGCGCGTCACCCTGTTCGACCGCAAGGCGCGCAAGATCGCCGTGTCGATCAAGGCGCTCGAAGTGGCCGAAGAGAAGGAAGCCATCGCGCAATATGGCTCCGCCGACTCCGGCGCTTCGCTCGGCGACATCCTTGGCGCCGCGCTCAAGGCGCGCGAGACGAAGTAA